CACCAACTTCTTTCCAACTCCATCCAGAATAATCACTCGATCTTGCATCTGATTATCCAACAAAAGTGCCTGCAAGTCTGCAGTCACTTCATCAACTTCCTGGAGCCACCTCTTACATTCTCCGTCAACACCGAGTTCAATAAAGATCTTCTCACTCGGACACAACCAACAAAACCACCTACGCACACATACTGGTAACATATCTACAATATAATTAAATATCGCACCTATATTACCAGCAGCAGGCACAGCATAATTAAACGTTCGTAACAAGTTGGTCACATAAGTCATTCCTTCCTTACCGGGAATCGTCCCAGTCATCACCGTTCCAACCAAAGCCGCTGTCAAAGTTGCCAAACTCTGCACGCCTCCAGCCTGCGCTTCTCCAATTTCTCGTACGGAACCATCTGTATTTGGTTCGCTCGATATGAACCGTCCGATCCACTGGATACTGCTCTTAAACGTTGATAGAAAGAGCTGCACAACTGTTGTACTCACCTTGAACATATTAAAAATCCGAAAAAGAAGTCTAATAAAACCTCCCTTTGTTTCTTTAGAATATGCTCCAGACCAACAATCCGCCACAATACTCGTCAACTCTGTGAGTACCTCAGTATACCCACCACCAACGAAACCTTCAAGTTTCGCATAGAGACCATCAATCTTCGATGAAAAAGAATCAATTTTCTCCGCCGTCTTATCTGCCAAAGATGTAAAACTACGAGCAGTGTCACCCACAGAATTAATCGTTGCCGTTATCTCCGGAATCGAATCACGGAAAGAACTTGAAGTTGCAACAAAATCTTCGGCAGCATCTGACACTTTCGTAAAAGAAACCGTCGCTTCATCCATCACATCATCAATCTTCTCCTGATTCAATCCGAACATCTTCGCAATCCGTGTTGATTGCGGCTCCATTTCCTTTCTATCAATGGGATAAAAAGGCATTTCCGGCCGTTTGCCAGGTAGCCGAAAACTCTCGATTGCCTCACGATGAGCAATCATACGCATCATGTTGGACAATGTCTCCAACATATCTTTCGTATATCCCTCAACACGAGCTCGCTCAGTCATCTCATACATTAGATCTTTGTGAGACAACCAATCAAAACGCCGACGTTCTTCATGCGTCTGACTCGCAGTATCATGAACAGCCACACGCGTCGCAGGATGATGCAGATGTGCACCACACTGACACGTCCTAAGTACTTCTCGCTCACGTCGAAGTGCCTCATTTTCAACCAACAAGTTCGAAAGTTCTTCCGCTCGAACTAAATCAAGATGCTCTTCAATCATCGCAGCATCTCCACACCGACAATCTCTGTACTCCAACATGCAATTGGGGCACACACGCACAGGCACTCTCGTGGAAATACCAGCCACGTTCATCGGAGGACGAATAGGCTCAACCTGTCCAACTAACTTGGACACACGATCATCGAGTCTTATGCCGTTGCACAAAACCGCCGAGTAGCTAGGACCATCGAAGTCCTTCGCGATGACAGCATTCACCAACGTCACATAGAGACTCGGACTCTGTGTAACTTCTCGCAACCGTTGTTTAAGATCTTTAGCGTCACAGTACACGCGCACAGCGTCCACAGCATCAGTAACGGTAACCTGAAAGTTCGAATCTTCAGTATACGTCACTCGACGGTACAACTCAAAACCACCAACACGATATTTGTTAGCAGTCGCACGCAAATATTTCTCTGGCAGAGAAGCACGTCGCCACTCTGCTGGAGTCATATTTCGATTGAACTCACCATGATCTTCAATAATAAGGATCAACACATCCTTAGTACTCTCATCAATGTGTCTATTGTACATCTTGTTGAAATCAGATGTAGCATCAAACACAAACTCCTCTGGATCCAAAGCTACCGAAGTAGTGGCATCCACGTTGTTCTCCATAGATTCTGAAAAAGTTTTATTAATTGGATTCATTCTATAATATATGAAAACCCACTTGCAACCGGCTGGCCTCACATGGGAGGTCCGAAACCACGACAAGCTCTAAAATGGAAAACTTATGCTAACCAAACACACACAGGGGTCGAATCCTGGCAGTCAGGGTCACATATTATCAACACTCCATAATAGATATCTGGGACAGAGTTAGATTCAAATCACTTGCATATAATAAGGTAGGAAATAAGTCCAGCGCATTTCTGTCGACCAAACTAATAACTTCTTATTAAATGTGACGTCAAAGACGTGCAAGTAAACTACTCTCCTTTCACATAAACATTACGATGCTTCGTAAGTGGACATGCGAAAATAAAAGGACATGAATATTCACGGTTGATCCATATGATTTGACAATCACTCTTAAAATTGCCTCCATCAAAATGGTGTCAAATATCCAATCACCTAAAACTAGGCACGACACAACACTACACAAAGTAATATAAATGCAATCCGATAACACAAAAAGACTAGCATCACGACAAAGTTATTTTAACGGGCTCAACACCCAACTCCCTATTCGGGAAGTAACCATTCGCTTACTATACCGGGAATCATCAGGGGAAACGTATAAATACGCTCAAGCTGACTATCTGACGGTAATTTCATCTCAAAGTGCTGCACAACAATCAAAACTGTCGCACACGAATACACCAATATCACCATAAAAGAACCATTTACCAAAATAAATAAATAAAGGAAAAACGGGGAATGAGATCATAGAAAAACCAAGTTAAACTATTCTCAC